TGCAGCGGAGTCTGTGGTACGCGCTTAAACGTGCAATCAATATTTGGAGAGGAAAGAACACATGATTAAAGTAGGAGACATAGTACAGGTAGACCCAAGCAAAGAAATGTTTGGAGCCTGCATGGTCACAGTGACCGAGGTAAAAGACTGGGGCATCCAAGGTTACGTTCAGTCCGCTGGCGTAGATGGGCAACAGTACATTCGTTTAAACACCGGAGAGTTTGAGGGAACCGGCGGTGAAACAGTATGGATAGCACGATGAAACTAGCAGCAGGCAACCCTAACCTTATGAAGAAACAAGCTATGCGTGTAAACAGAACAGCATCGCTTGGGTCAATTCCATTTACGCCTAACAACAAGAATAGATACAAGCACTTCGGTGATGGGCCTATTCTGATGGAGCGTACAGAACACACCGCAGCACCCCGCACGTTCAACCATGTCAAGGATGGTCAGGTGTACATCCCCGACAAGAGTGAACCTGTAAGAGCAGGGTCTACCGATGCATTCAAAATTAAAAGCCACGGATACAGCACATAGGAGATAGTATGTTTACACAGTACCATAAGACTCAGTTACAAGATCTGGTTAGACCAAAGATTGGTGACTTCTACCAAGGAACGGTCAACATCCGGCTCAATGATTTTATTTCAAGGCTACAGGAGCAGTGCCCTGAAAACTTTCACCAAGACACAAACTCTCTACGAACTCGTGTTTTCTTTGATGAGCCACCCTATGCTCATTTTCCTATCCCTATGGCAGGGTTCATTAAGCCAATGAAGGGATGGCGTAGTGAGTAAATCAAGGCATCCCGACATTCGCAAGCTGTTGCACAAGTACCACGATGGACTTACATCTATTGAAATATCAGAGTGGCTTGACTTAAAGCCTGACTCCGTCAGGAACGCTTTGGGGGAGATGCCTGATACCTACATTGACCGATGGAAGTTAGTAAAGCATGAACCACCACATGCTGTATGGTGTGCCATTGTTCCACCTGAAGACTGTCCTAGACCGAAAGGCAAACATGAGTGATGTACCAAACTTTTCTGCATGGAGTAATGAAAACCTAGCAAAGTTCGCAGCAGATTCCTACCGGAAGATGCAGGAGCAGCATGATCACATCGAGCAGCTTCAGGGCGATCTCAAAGATTCTATGGTAGAGATACGGAGGCTGATATGGGAGGCAAGCAAATGAATGTTATAGAAGCCATTGTTGAGGTTGTGAAAGAGCTTCAGGAAAGGGATGACAGAGATGTTTACACAAGCTTTTTAAGGATGCTTGCTCTCGTTACTGCCGCACATTCCCCGGATTCTGGAACTAAATGCGTACTGATTTACACAGACGGGGAATCTTTTTTAACTATGGGTGCAAACACCGACAGCTTTGAGATGGCAGGGTTAATTGATACCCTGCATAAACACAACATGGAAGAAGTTATGTCAGATGCACCACCAAAGGAGATGTTCAATTGACTGATCACGACACAAATTTAAGAGACTTGGCTGCAATGTTTGCTATGGCTGGACTGCTGATGCGGGGCCGAGAAGACATACGCATAGTGGAATCGGCATTTGATATAGCTGACAAGTTCATGGAGACTAGAGAACTCAAAGCCGAGGAGCAGCAGGGTATCGTAGCCATCAAGAAAAAGAAGAAGAATGTACCGGAGTGACAAACTCCTAAAGTCTGTCAGAGACTGCCCCTGCCAAAGCTGTGGTGCTATGGATGGAACCATAGTCGCAGCCCATTCCAATCAGATGAGGGATGGGAAAGGCAGGGGTCTCAAGGCTGACGATTACCGTATCGCGGCACTATGCTACAAGTGCCACACGGAGCTAGACCAAGGCAAGAACATGTCACGCGAGGAGCGTTTAAACATGTGGGAGGATGCACATCGGGCAACTATTGGGTGGCTCTTTGAGAATGAGAAGATCAAGGCTGTATGATTTTCCGGATCGCCCGTATATCATTCACCAGTAAATTCTGAGCCTTCGTAATCTCAAGCAGGATTTCTCGTTTCTCATCAGGTGGGATGTCTGCAGAGCGAACCATGTTTGCCTGATCCTGCAAGTCCTGCATCTGCTTGTTCAGATCGTTGATGAAGTCTTTAGCCGCATACAGCATTGCATTCTTCTCTACGTACTGAGCAATAGTTGGGTCATTGCTCTTCTCAAGGAAGTTCACCGTCCGCACAACCGAGTCAACCGAGTTCTTTAGGTCGTAGTACGCAGTGATCTTGCCCCTAGCCTCTGGGTCTGCAAAGAACCGCTTGATGACAGGCATCTGCTCAAAGCGTTTGGATGCTCTTTGCACACCGCTGTCTGGCATAAGTGAGGTGATGGATGCATCAAGAAGATCCAAGGCATACATACCCATTGTTCCTGTGTAGCCCTTGTATAAATACTCAAGCTTCATTGGAGACATACCTGTTGCCATGCCCAATTCCTGTGCCACCTTAGATGTATTTGCTCCAACTTGGTACTCTGGGGCTACATCTTTCATGTTTCCAGAAACAATCTCTCTACCTGTAAACAGAGAGTAGTTTGACTTTACTTCATAGTAAGGGGCTATAAACTGAGGCAATGGGCTTATGCCAAAGGTGTTCGACAAAGCTCTCTTTGCTGCTTCGGCAGAATCCTTGTTGGTATCCATGCCATAGAAGCTGCGGTAGATACGCTCAGGGACTGTCTTAAACAATGTACCAACCTCGAATGGAATTGGAATCTTCAAAGGTGCTCTGCCTTCGCCAAGCGGGATGATCCAGTTGTTGTCCTTGACCTCTTCCTCTTGATTTTCGTAGTCAGGGTTACCAGCGATAGCTGCGGCGTACATGGCGCTCATAGCCATGATGGTTGATCCACGGATAAACATAGCCTTTTGGACTTGTTTCTCCATAGCTGTAGCGTCTTTATTAAAGAACGGACGGATGCCGGAGCGGAAGAACACATCCAAGCCCTGCACACGAGCGTTCAAGAATGGTATGACGGCGGCTGCAATGCGGACTACAGCGGAGCTACCCTTGCGGTTAAAGTTAAGCACCTCTAAAGAACGATGCAGAGCCTCTGCCTCATTGCCTGTCTCAGCAAGGGTTGCCTTGTAGATTGCAATGCGGGTGGCAGCATCAGACGCTGTTGTACCTTTTTCCAGAGCGCCCCAGAATAGTGTAAACGGAGAGGCGGCTGTCTCAAGTGTTGTCTTTGTTCCGGTCTTCTTACGGATGTCTTTGGCAAACTCGCTTGTGCTTGCCTCAATATCACGGGAGAACTCATATCCACCAAGAACACCTGCGCTCAGTAGCTTCTGGTACTCAGGAGAACTATTCATCAGGACGCTGCCAAACTCTTTCATCGTTGAAACGAGCGGGGTAATCTTTGCACCGCTTGTAACGTATGCAGATACAGAGTCACGCATCAAGTTAGCCAGCATGAAGCCCGGATCTTTGGTAATTAAATTCCGCAGAAGGTCTGCTGGCTTGGCAAAGATGCTTAGGAATGGCAACTCAGGCAGGTTTAAACTGCTTACAGCATCAACCCAGAGCCGGTCAGCGCATTCGTAGGAGACCTTCTGTCCCTTTTCCAAGATGGTAATTGTGTTTGGAGAAGATGAGACGTTGTCTAACTTTTGAACCATACCTATGAAAACACCAGCATCAGCAGCCTTCTTAGCTGCCACGTTCTTCATACCAGCTTGAATCGTTGCCTGCGTGTTGCGGACAACTGTCTCAAGGAAGTCAGCCAATGGAGCATCGCTTCCAGTAATCTTCTTGGGCGCTTTAACCCCAGAGATGCTTTGGAAGATGTTTGGTCCGATGGTGCGCTCGCCATCGATCTGACGGTAGAAGGGCAGGTAGTCTGAGTACTTAACAAACTCGGCTGCGTTCTGTGCAGAGATAACGCCTGTATCCACTGCGTATTTAACCAAGCCGTCGTTGTACTTGATCCAGTCTTTCTGGACACTGACGAACTCTGGGTACTTTTGTTCCAATTGTTTGGCGTATTCAAAGTCTTGCTGTGTAAACAGTTCTTCCTTACCGTTCGCCAAAAGTCGCTTACCGCGTTTGGACGCAGCCCAGAACTGATACGCCTGATACATTTTAGGATCACCGTAACGGGCTAATGGGGCAAATATAGCTACAGCACCTTTGATGGTTCCGTTTTCATTGCTGACAGTTGTATAGCCATCTTTGTATACAGGAATGCCACCAATACGGTCGCCTACACCCAATGCAGATGCAGCAACACCAGCGGCAAGATCAGACTGAAGCGCAGCAGCGTGGGCATTGGAATCAGCTAAACGCTCAACCCCACCCATCTTCTTGGCTACCAATCTCTCTACATCGCTCAATCGGTTGTAACGATCAAGACCCTTCTGGCGCAGGTAGCTGAAAGACTCAGGGGCCAAAGCCTCTGTAAGACGCTCAATGAATCCAACCTCTTGGCGAGTCTGTGTGGTGCGGTTAATAGCTGCAAAGATAGCTGCCCCATTGGGCATGTTCTTGATGTCTTCTGTTACGTTAGTACGGAGACTTGCTTTTTCTTTGGATGGAGAAGCACTAACACCGTTTTTGTCCGTGACCTCGGTGTAGTTGTCTGAGTAACCTTCTCCAAGAAGGCTTACCTCAACTTCTTTTTTACCATCTAAAACAGCTTTCACATACCTATGGTTTCCGTCTGCAACAAGCAGATGACCGTCAGATTGCAACCAAACATCTATTGGGCCGTCTGACTTTGAGTATCTAGATTTATCAAAGTTCTCAAGCACTCCATCAAGCACAGACTTCGGGATAGAAATCATGTCAACCGGAATGCTAACGCTTGAATCATTCATCCAAGCATCACGCAGTTGAGCCTTCATGTCATCAGACAATACGGTTGGCTTGCTTGCAAAAGATTCTTTTGCTGATGTACGGAGGCTTGCTTTTGTTATACTACCATTTTTGGTAGGAGATGTTATGTTTGATGTACCAAAAGGCGCAACAGTTTGGGCTGTAGATGCAACGCCTGTTCTTAAACTTGAAGACGGTTCTGTTGTCTTTGCAGAAGAGCCAAATAGATCTTTTCCTTCAGACGTTTTCCGTAACAACGCATCCCGCGCAGATGCGGAAGATATGTCATTTTGGGAAAAACGATACGCTTCGTTGTAAAGCCTTCTAGACAGACCTTCCAAATACGTCCGCTTAGAAGATCCTTGCTCCATATTGCGAGACATGCGGTACAGCTTATGCCCTGTACTCTTTGAGCCAATCATCGCGGGAATGTTTACCTGTATCTCTGCTATCAATCCACTAGGCAATTTAACGTTGACTAGAAAATCTCTATAGCCTGTTAAGGCAGGATTTTTAAACCTGTCTTTTACACGAACAACATCAAAAGATTTTTTTATCTGTTTAATCGCGTTTGGTATCTCCGCTTCGTTGTTAACAACAATAGTGGTGCGAAGCAAATCCAAAATTAAAGAAGCATCAGGGTTCTTTGTTCCGTTCTCTGTTTCGAGAACAAGTTTCTCTGCCGCTCTGACTATGTTTTTAATTGGATCGGGTCTTACCTGTATACCAACATCGTTGCCAATGCGTTCTACCATTGCATCAAACGCTGGCTTCTCTTGTTCCGCTAGACTTATGTAAGGAGCTAAAGCTTTATTTGCACGACTGCGTTGAGCAGGGGTAACTTGCTCGTTGAACAGGTTTTCGTCATACTGGTTAAGTTCTGTTTGTGCTTCAATCAGAGTCTTGTCAGTAACTACATTTTTTAAATTCCCTGCTGCTTTTGCTGCTGGGCTGGTTGCAACGCTTTTTTGTTTTCCGGTAAGTTCTTTTTGGAGGAGTCTGGTCGCTTCTGACCGAAGATTACGACTGGCTTGGCGTAGAACGCCTGAGTTTCCTCTGGGGTCGCTTGACGAATTGGCATAGTCATAGTCCTTTTTCTCTGGGAATGCCGTGTAAACATCCTCGGTTATTATTTCGTAGTCACCGCCTAACTTGCTTTCAATCAAGGAAGCAAGTTGATTTGTTGGAACATTGGAGTAGTTCAATACTACCATATGCCCATTCATGTAAGACTGTCCGCCAACAGGTTTTTCACCGTCAACTTCAATCTCTCTAAGCTGTTGGTAAATCTTGTCAACATCTTTTGCTGACGCATCACCAATTTTTATACGCACAGCGCCAGTCTTCTCAAGACCTTTAGCTTCCTTGGGAGATACTACCATCATGGAATCTTGGGACAAAGCATAGCCCAAGAAATTAGCCATTGCAACAGAGTCGCCTGATTCTAAATAAAGCGCAAAGGACGGATTTGTGTCATCCAAATAGCTACCAATTTGGGTGTCAACATAGCCCTTCAAGCCAAATTTATTAAGGGCGTTCTTAATAATAGAGTTGCCAATTTTTTCGCTGATTTCTACACGCTCATCGTTAGACAATGATTTCCATTTGGCTGTTAGAGCTTTGTTGTTAGGATCAGGGGCAACTTCAAAGATCACCCGCTTACGCTTGGGTGTCTCTTTTTCCTCTTCAAGGACTACTCGTTTTCGTCCACGGTAGAGGAGGGCTTCTTTTTCTTCAGCTTGGAGTGGGCCAAGTCTGACAGGTTCTGCGCCAGTTGCTTGAGTTCCCTTGGCGACTGCTGACTTAGCCAGTTGTTGTGTCGTTCTTGATCCAAGTTTGGCTGCTGCGCTAAGGTCTGACTCTCCATATCCTTCTCCTGTTAAGATTTTCTCGATAGCTCCAGCATAGTTCTGACTTGTAACCCTGAGCTTTACGCCCATAGACTTGTACAGTTCCTGCTCTGGATACCAAATTGCCGCCTGCAATGAAGCGGGGGGAACACGCTTGCCGTATTTCTCTTCAACAATATCAGCCATTTGCTTAACAACGTCACGCAAGTTTCTACGCTCTGATCCGTTGGACGGGGCATCTTTAGGAGAATCTAATGACTTAATCATTATTTCTGATGCGGCAACTAACTTAGACTTCTCTCTTGTGCCATCATCATAAGCAGCACGGTTAATCTTGTAATCACGATCGTGTGCAATCTTAACCTTACGAGCCAAATTTTCTGCGGCTTTGTCATCTACCTTAGCCAAATCAATTTCATTCTGATCAAACTGATTAGCAAATACACCGTTGCTGCCTTCGGTGTCCAATTCGTTTTTAAATTTATCAAGCTGGGCATCGTACAAATCTTGTCTAAACGATTTGAGTTTTCCGGTCAGCCTACCTATGGTTCGCATAAACCACATATCCATTGTCACTGGATCAAAGTTGCCGTTTAAATTGGAATAAAAGCCAAAGCCAATTTTTGGCCCAAACACAGAGGAGCCAAGAACTTTCTCATCTCCAAGTTCTCCTGCGACATTAAACCCTGCGCTACGCATCTCTTCAACAGTAAATTCTGTTTCCAAGAACTGGCGCATAAGGTTTGGCCCCATGTCATCCATCAGGTAGTTAGCCAATTTGAAATTGCTAGTCATTGCTCCTTGATCTGCGCCTTGACCAATCTCTGGGAACTTACCATTTAGTCTAAACTGGTCGTAGACCTTCATTGCAAATTTAAGGTTATCTTCTACGTTTAAACCTTGAGATGTAATCGCAGTCGAAATCTTAAAAGCCGTCCTAGCGTTGATGTCAGTGTTGAGTTCTGGGTATTTAAGGCCAGCCATCGCCAATGTCTTATTGATGGTGGAGTCATACCACTCAAGGTTTGCACCACCGGAACGGATTGCAGCCATTGCTTCAGTAGCCATGAGCTTGGCAACAATTTTCCTGTCGGCTGGCTTTTCTAAATCAAGCAAAGGCAAGCCAGATTTCCTGCGTTGATCTTGCAAGAATTGAACAACTTCAGGCAACCCGCCAATTTTGTTAGATTCAAACTGATCAACTCCAGCTTTTCCGGTTTGGTTAATCAGAGATGTGGACGCAAATTCTTCTGGAGTTAACTCCATCTCATTAGCCACGTCGTTGATAATCTTCTCGTACTTTGGAGATATATTGGGATTGAGCAAGCCTTTGTTGGTGTTTCTAACGCTTACTTTTTCTGCTGTTCCAGCTTTTTTTCCGGCAGAAAGCTCTCCACGCTCAACCTTGCCGAATACATCATTGGATGTTGTGTAGCCTGCACCGTTAAACGAATTACGCAGAGCCTCAAAGAACTGACGCATTTTGTTCAGCAGGGTGGTAAACACCCCTTTGGGTGAACCGTTTAAATCAAAGTCACCAAAAGCATCAGCAATGGCTTCCTCACGGACAGCCTGCATATCACCTTTGTACAGGTCTACATACGCCTCGTAGCGGGACTGTTGCCCAGCCTCTAGAGGACGACCATCGATGTTGCGCTCTTTGAGGTACTTGTCAATCCATACCTTGTCAGCTTGGTTCTCCAGAACCTTCCACTGACCGTCGGTAAAGAAGCCTAAGTCTTTTAAACCGTGTATGGACTCATGGCGTAAGACCCTAATTGGGTTGTTAGCGTCAAGGGCTACCTTGATAGTGCTGGCGGTGTAAGAGCCTTCTTCCTTCATTCCCGCTTCAATCTGCAAGGCTACATCACCCAAACCAAACTTCTTCAACATTGGTAGAAGGTTGGACTTGATGGACTCCTTCTGGGCAGTTACCAAGGGTTCTTCGGCAGGCTTCTCAGTAAGTTTTTCTGTCGGTTTTTCTGCAGCCAAGAAAGGCTTAGTGCCCTTCCTGCGTTCCAATTCCTTGCTGATGCGGGCTTTTAGGCCGGGAGACTTGGTCTCTGCTGCAATCTCGTTTAGACGGGCAACAGTGTGGTTCTCTATGGCGTGTTTAAGAGCTTCTTCACGGGTGGCAAAGGACTTCTCGCTTACGCCCTTTTCCTTCGTGGTGAAAGCCTTGACGTTTGCCGCCTTCTTGCCAGCCTTGACCGTAACTTCCTGCTGGAGGTATTCCTTTGTCTTGTTTAACTCACCAACCTTCTTGGCTGACTCTTCGACCATAGCGGTGTGCTTGGCAGATGCCTTGTTGTACTCAGGGGTTCCAAATAGCCCATTGGCTTCCATAGCATCCAACGAACGCTGGCTCGCACTGAGCGTCTTCTGTTCATTGCCGATGGACTTGTCTACCTGACTGATTGTCGGGGCCGCTGAGTCACCAAGCGTTTTGGCCTTGGCCTTAGCCTCTGCTTCGTTCTGGGTAGAGAACAAAACTTTATCGCCACGCATGACATTGAAGCCAGTAGGTTCCGCTGGTTCAAAACCTTCCTCAATTCTGAACTCAGACTGAGGTACAGGGTTAACCCTAATGAAGTTGCCATTAGAGTCTAAGTCTAGGTCACCGTTACGGTAGGCGGACTGCAGCATGTACTGGACATCTGAGTCACGCTTTAATCCGCTTGCCTGTTTAGCTACTTCCTGTGCCTTGGCGCTAGGAAGAATGCCGTCGGTGGTAAGAGACTTAATCTTGTCTACTGCCTTTCGATACTGATCAGGGCTGTAGTGGGTAACACTGCTCTTCTCAGGCAGGTTCTGTGTTTCTTCGTACTTTGGCAGTTCAGACAGCGATTTAAACGCAGAATGAAGCTGCGGCTGGGACATGCTGGAGAGATCATTGTCTCCTGTTGCCCGCTGCAGGAAGTATTTAAACCCGACCGCGTCGGTGTTGATGTTCTTTTGCTTGGCGATGTTTACAACATCTTCTGGCTTGTAGATTACTTCACCGGTGTACCCGGTCTTAGCTGCGATGAGACTGTTTAAATCAGCCTTCTCAGCTTCTGGCAGTTGTCCGGGCATAGCATCCCGGATGTCTTCGATGGAGTAGTCGTTTAAACCGGGCTTACCCATCTTCTTACGCTGCATGTCAACGTAGGCTGCAATCTTAGGTGAGCGGCTAGTTAGTTCTTCTTTGGTAAACCGACCCAATGGGCTATCCAAAGAGTCGCCAACGGTCAAAGCCCTAGTAGGTTTACTCTCTTCTGGGGCAGCTTCAGTAACTTCTGGGGCAGCAGCTTCTGGGGCTGGAGCAGTCTTCTGGAATTGGTTGTACTCAGTAGCTAATTGCTCCAACTCTGGAGCCATTGCCTTGATCTGCTCTTCAAGTTCCTTGTTGTATAAACGGTCAGCGGTCTCGGTTACGGATCCTTCTTCAACCTTACGGATCTGTCCCTTGAGTTCAGCCTTACGCTTCTCTGCAGCCTGATACCGTCCTGCAATATCTTGAGGCTGTACAGGTGCTACCTGTTGAGCGGCCTTTTGAGCCTCCGCGTCAGCGATTTGCTGCTCTTCATATGCTTTTTGCTGTACCTGTGCCTTGGCTCCTCGTTTGTCTAAGGCGCGCCCGGCAGTGCCAAGCGGTGACAAGAGAGCGGTTTGATACGCTATTTCGCCATATTCCTTGTAAGCCTCTGGGCCTGTAAGGGGTTTGCCTGCTTGGTAACGCTGTATAGCCTGCTGAATAATTTCAGTTGGGAACTCGGCAGCAAAACCTATTGTTGTACCTTTGGTTATGGTGGCTGCAAGGCTTTCCTTGGCTAGTCTTTCAACAGATTCAGCACTACCTCTTACTAAGGCAGCTTCAGGAATTCCAAGCATTTTTCCAAAGATGCCACGCCCAAAAAATGGCAAATTAGCAACAGCATCTAAAGCTGCTTGAGGAACCGCTGCCCCGGCTGCGGCTGGAACATTGATATCAATTGGTTTACCTGTACTAACTTGCTCTTCAGCTTGAGTTTCAACGTTTCCAGCAAGTTGACCGGGGTAACTAGCACCTACGGTTCCAGCAACGCCACCTAAAATAGCGCCGATAGCTCTACCACGACCGCCTAACACAGAGCCTAATTTAGACCCCGCTGCCGCTCCGGTTCTTCCTCCAGCATACGATAGTCCAAACTGAGGTATTTGAGCAGCTATAACTTCAGGTGCATCTGAGGCAAGTTGACCCAGACCAGAAAAGAAGCCTTTTTGTTTAAACGCTTCTGCTGTTCTTTCTAAGCTGGGGCTTTGCTCGTATTTTCTATCAAATTCGGCTTGTCTAGCTAAGGCATTACGAGCAGCTTCATTTTTATCACCAAAAGCTACATCTCCAGTGGTTTGGATGCCTGAAACAAGCTGTTCAATACCCTTTTTCCCTTGAGCAATTACACCTGATTCTTTGACAAACGGCTGGGCCGCTTCAGGCTTTAAAGAATATAACGTTGCAGTTAATTGCTGCTCTGACGCTCCCTCCGGGGCCTGTAAATCATAAATGTTTCCATCAGGTGCTTGAAGGGAATAAATACGCATAACGTTTTAGGCTGGTCGTGATCCAACAATTTTAGCTCCGGGCAATGCTGGCATTGTACTCGCGGCGGGAGCAACTGTGGTAGCAGTAGGGCCAGCGGGGTATTGGCTTTGAAGTGCGGCAACTGCGGCTGCATAGTCAGCAGCCATCTTCTTCCCAGTTGGGGAATTAGAGTTCCTGAGAATTGGAGGATAAGACTCATCCAACTTTGCCATACCTTGTGCAATTTTTGCTGCCCTGTCAGTACCAGCAGACTCTCCCTTGATATCCAGACCACGAGCAATAAGATCTGCATTGGTTTTACCTTGCTGGAAGATCTCATAGGCTTGTCTGTAAGACAGCTTTGGATCATCCCTCATCAACCTTTCGATGACCTTGGTCATATCGGTCTTATCCATCATCTTGGAAAGCACAGCGCGTTCTTCTTTCTCGCGCTCCTTCTTACCAGCCACGGCAGACAGACCTGCATTACCAATATTCTCAAAGGCGTACTGAGATTTACCAGCCATCAAAGCTAGACCAAACTGCAGCCAATCATCGTTGGTAAAGCCTCTAGATTTAAGCTCTGGAGAGAACGCCTTAGCCTCAGCAATAATTTCTTTTTCATCCTTCTTGGTTAGATCTTCCTTTTTAAGGGGGTATCTGTTCTCAAGACTTTGTATCTCTCTAGGCATATCTTCTGTAGAAGACTGAGCCGCAGGAGTGTTTAAAGCTTCAACTTGCTTGGCATCTGTCCGGCGAGGATCAGTTGCTGCAAATGCGCTGCGCTCGGTTTGAGCACCAGCAGCGTTTAAACCAGAAGCTATTCTTGGAACATTAACGGCTTGATTCACTCTGTTGACTTGGGCTGCTTTGGCTAAGTCGGCTGCTTCAGCCTGCTGCCTAAGAACCCTTGCTGTCTCATTGGATTGATCAACAGATTTTTGGGCTGCTCTAGCAGCATCTGTGTCACCCTTCAAAGCGCGAGCCAGTCGAGTGTTTTCTGCAGCGGCACGGAGTGCTTGAGCTTCCTGAGTAAGGTTTTCAATGCCTTGCGCTACAGGTTTGGCAATACGAGTATTGGCTATTTTTTGTGCGGCAGCAGCGGCAGCAGCCACGGCTTCAGGGGTGGCTTGTACAGCCTCCTCAAGCGCCTTAGCACCACTTTGAATTCCTCGTGCCATACGAGGAGCACCACCAAAACCACCACCAAAGGCGTTTAGTGTGTTGGAGAAGTTACGCTGAAACTCTTGCGGGATACCAGCGTAGTCTGCGCCTTTTTCAAAGATAGATCGTTGATCTACAGGTTCTGGAGCCTGAACTCTGGGAGCATCGGCTCTGCGACCGGGGATTCCAAACTCATCAACTTCATAGCCGTCAACAACTCTAGGTTGAGATGATTGTGCATTAACCGCAGAAGCTGTTTGTGCTGCAGGTAAAGATTCGGCTTGTGCTGTAGATCCGGGTGCAAGTTTAAACGCAAACTTCTGAAGCTTCTTCAGGTAACCCTGAGCTTCGGTTGGCAAAGCTGATGCATTCAATTCACCCTTGTTTGCACGTAAATGCTTGTTTAAGACTGTCTCGCCTTGGTTGTAGGCTACAGCAATTTTAGCTGGATCTCCGGCGTACTTCTTGTTTAAATCAGCCATAAACGCAATGGAAGCGTCGATGTTTTTGTACGGGTCTTTGCGGTCTTCTGGGTTTACACCGTAGGCTTTACCGGTGGCTTTGGTAAGCTGACCGATACCCTGTGGGCCTGTTGGAGATTGAGCGTCAGCCCTGTAGCCAGACTCAATGTTAAAGATAGAGTCAACTAGGACTGGATCTACCCCGTTTTCCTTAGCTTTTGCCAATGCATATTCACGGTACGCAGTTTTTGAGTTGCGTCCTTCGTTGCTGTAAACATCGCCACCTTTATCAAAGGCAACAATGCCACCGGAAGCCATATTCATGTCCACTGGCAAAGCAGCAATACCCACATCTTCTGGTAGTTCAGTCATTGCAGAAAGCTGCTGATCAGCCACTGTAGGTTGTTGTTCCTCTGGGCGAGGTGCAGACCTTGTGTCTTTCCTGCGGATAGACTCAGAGATTGCCAGTGCGAACGTGTAAGGATCCTGCTTATGCATTTCTGCAAAATTTTTTAACTCCCCATCGGGGAGTCTGGAGAGCTTACGTGTGATTTGAGTTACATTGATCATAGTTTACATTCTGCTTATAGCAAGATCCGCAAGACCAGCACGAACTTGTCCGCCATGTTTAAACAAACCAGCTTGTTTGGCAGCAATGCCTGCACCGGCGACTTGGGTCAACATTGAAGGCGGAGCTTGGTACATGGTAGATCCAAGCTGTGAGGTTGGTAAACCACGAACAATGTCAGACATAAAGCCGATTTGCTTGTATGGGTAGTTCTGCTCTGCGTTGTAGTTTTGAGTTCCAATGTTAAGTAGATTTTGAACTTGCTGCTGTTGCTGGGTTCCAAGTGCGTTCTGCAGGTTTAGGTTGCCTGTGGTCTGACCGTACAGGTTTTGACCTTGAGAACCTAATGCGGCATAACCTTGTAGCCCACGGCTTGTGTCTGCGTTAAACTGATTCTGGGCATTGGTGTAAGCATTCTGTAAGCCTGCTGCTTGGATGTCACCTTGCTGAATCCCTAAGTTACGCTCACGCTCTGCTCGCATGATTGCGTCACGGGAACCGCCAAAAGCGCCAGACTGTGCTGCTTGGGCTTGCTGTTGGGTTCCTTGAATGGCAGACATCCTTGCAGCATCACGCTGTTGGTTCTGAATCACGCTTTGGATATACGGACTCATGTATTGATCAGCTTGCTGCTGACCAAACTGTTGACCAGAAAGGCTCTTTAAACCCTGAGCAGCAGCCAAAGAGTTGGGATCTTGCTCCATTCCGCCTGCTTGTGTAAACGCTTGCTTCTGAAGGTCGGTAAAGCCTGCAATCTGATCTCCAGTGAGGCCCTGTGACTGCGCCCAATCCGCGTAACTTTGATATGGAGTAGATACGGCTTGCTGCGCTGTACCTAAAAGCGTCTCTGCGTAAGGAGCAATTTGAGGGGCAAAGCCCGTTTGATACTGTACTGTTTGGTCTGCCATGATTGCCCCTTATGCTGGAAGATAGCGGGTAGACTTGCTGTTCACCGCCGTTTTGTTTTTGCCTACTGTCTTTTTCCGCCCTGCTTGAATGCGGTCAAGCATCTTGTAAAGCTGTCTAGCTCCTGCCTCTGTAGAACCATTGCCCAGTTCTGAAACAATTCTGGCTGGGACTACAAACTCACCATCAGCAAGTCGTGCTGGCTGCTTGCGTCCAATTCTAGCTGGGATGCTATCGGATACACCGTCTCCGGGGCCACGAAGCAGTTGACCGCCATCAGAGTAACCGCCAAGAGAACCTAAACCGCCGCCAGCCAAGGCAGCAATACCGCCTTTGCTAAACATACTACCGTCGATGCCGCCGTCTGGTGTCATACCATAACCGCCATCAGTTACCCCGTAAGAACCGCCTTGGTTCTCGCCTTTATTACCCTCAGCAATAGCGTTGGCCTGTGCCTGTGCAGCATTAGCAGCAGCATTTACGGCTGCGTCATTTACATCTAAAGTATTGGCGGCGTTAGCCTGCGCTTGGCTCTCTACCTCTGCATTGGTTGCCGCATCTTGAGATTGCGTAGAAACCCCTGTTCCCAGTGTTCCTTCGTTATAGCCTGTATTCCAGCCACCGGTTACTGGGTTTTTGCCTTGAAAGACATCAACAACTGAATTAACCATATTAAGCGGGTTTAGAAAACTAAGGAACGATAAATCGTCTTTAATACGCGCTCCACGAGTTGTACCAACTGGGTTGCCCTCTGCTATATCTTTATCGTCTTCTGCATCCATAAAAGCATCAATACGTGCTTGTTCTTGGGGGTCTCTGTCACCTTTACCACCGCCAAGGCGTTCTTGCAAACTAGCCAAACCTGCAGTACCTGCAGTACCAGCAGTACCAGCAGTACCAGCAGCGCCAGCATCGGGAGCCCACACATAGGTGTTTGTAGCTGCGTCTAGTACATAGCGACCGCCTGTTCTGGTAAGCATGTCTGCAGGCCGTATTGCACCTGTTGCAAACTTTTTAAACAACATTGGATTGGTTGATCCGGGTTTACCCATGAGGTAATCAAATGATTTTTGTGAGTCTGTACGTGTGTCGTAAGCTACTTGAGCGTTCTCATCAACAGCGCCACCTTCAGCCATACTCCGCGAAGGTACTCCACCATATGTACCAACTGATTGGTTACCAAACTCTCCTGTTGGTATTGCGCTTTCCTGATATATACGTCCTGTAACAGGATCACGCTTCATTGTGCGAATATATCCCGGAGAAGGGTTGGCTTCTGGTCCAGAATCTTTATTGCCAAATGAGTCCATTAACATTGGTGCTGCAAGCAATGCAAGATTCATCTTGTTGTCTTTAAGGAAGTCCATAGGCGCTTTTGCTGCTGCGCTAAAGCCTGTACCAATATCAGGTTTAGATGCTGCTTGAATAGCTGCGACACGCTCTGTATCCGTTAGGTTTGGCATAGTTGTGTCAAATGCAGCATTTGCTGCGCGAGCGTTTACACCGCTGCCCATGTCTCCCAAGCTTTGACCCAAACCAGCGCCACCATAAGCACCCATACCAGCCATGATGCCCTTCTCAAGGCTACCAGAAGCTAATCCAGAAATTCCACCAACGGTAAGGGCTGTGCCAGCCGCTTCACCAAGACCAAACAAGCCGCCAACAGCAGTACCAACTCCGGGAGCAAAAGCATTAAGTGCGAATCCTGCGACTGCGGGTAGGATGCTTTCCAAGAACCCTGCTTCAGGGAGTCCTGTTTGTGGGTTGATTGTCAAAGAGCCGCCGTGTGCCATAGCAAGCGCTTGAAGCCCCTGCACTTCTTTGGGGGACATATGTACAAGCGTACGGTCTGGACCACGGCCTTGCGCCGCCATTTGGGTTGCTAGATTCTGTAGGCTCATACTTTTACTTTCAGCACGTTACTGGCGGTTGTATCGTAGTAGACATCGCCTACACGAAGGTTAGCTAAATCTGCCTGAGTTGGCAAGCTCGGAGTGGCTGTTCCGGGGACAGGGGGTGCGCTCAATGCCGCAATTATATTGGCTCCGATGCGTTGTGTGGCGATGTTAATTGGGCCGCTGTTATCTAGTTGGTTGAAATACAACCGCAGCAAGGTGGTAAATTGATCTTGGTATGCACGATCGTACTGATCCGGCGCAGCAGGAAGACGTGGGGCGACTACGTTCTTTTGTGCCATTTATCGTCTGCCGTCAGGTCTGATGTCCACCCGTGGGCTACCTAGCTGCCACTGAGTACCAAGCGTGTTGCAACTTACTTTCATTGACATCTGGCGACCGCGCACCCGAATGTTTACCTGCCCAGTGAAAGTGTCTAGTTCAATAGGGTATGTCTGCGTAGCTGTTACGGCTTGTGAGGCTGTAGCACTTGTACCGCCCACCGATAAGGGGTTGTTGTACCCAGAGCCGGAGTTCTGCAATGGCAGAAGCTGCATTATTAGGCTAGGTGTAGTCCCATCTGTAGAGCCACGGAAGGTCAAGTCCGGCAGCATACGCCAAGCAAACGCCATGTTGTGCCCGTCACCGATGTCAAACTGAGAGCTTGTAATGCTTGACTCAATGGCTATAGGAGTGTCGCCAGTATTGTCATCTACACCCGACTCGTGGTTGACAATGTTATATGAGTAGGTAGCCGCCATAGGAAAAGTACGTAGACCCGAATCCAGCCATGCTGTGCGAGCCATATTGCCGTACATCCAGATGTCTTCCAAATAGTTGTAGATCACGTAGCGGTCTACGGTAGTGGAGTTTGAGGAGCAGTAGAAGAACCAAATCTCGTTAAAGCCCTCGTTGGTGTTAGCAAAAATCTGGTCGGCTTGCTGCAGATTGATGTCACTGTAAATGTACTGGCGCAGGTCACAGCGCATGGTCTGAACTCGACCGTCGTATTTATAGAACTTGTCTATGCCCATCCAGAAAACAGCGCCAGAGCCAATAGCAGCGGCGTTAGGCCCCGCAATTGAGACGTTATCAGCAAGAAGTTGTGTGCCCCAGACGTAGGGTGGTCCAAGGTACTGCAGGGAATATATTGCCGAATCAGACCAAACCACGATCTCTTGGCGGCTTTGTATTGCGGTGACAATCTTAGAGCCGTGCGACAGGCGAATACTACCAGCTTGGTTTGTAATTGCGGGAGCCCACTCTAGGTACGACTCTTGGTCAGACCAGCGGATAAGCATGGGATCAAACTCGGTGCTTCCAAAGTCATTGGTTCCAAAACAAATGGTAAAACGGCTTGCATCAGAAATAATAAAGTTTGCCTGTGTCAGCGGAACGCTCGATGCTCCGTTTAATGCAGTAAGCGCAATGCCCCGCGAAGAGATTTTGTGTGTCCCAGACTGAGACCCCGACGTGTTAATTGTTGTTGATAGTGTGTAGGTAAGACCTGTTGGCGCACCTGCCGTGGTTGTAACCCCGGAACCGCCTACAGTAGTGGATAGGGTAAATGTTGTAGCGCCATTGGTGGCTATAACGTAATAAGTTGTGGGGTCGGTGTATCCAGTAATAGAGCCTGTGCCACCCAAGGTTCCGCTAATTACTAATGACTGCCCAATAGCCAACCCAAAACTTGGGGAAGTACAACCAAATTGCCCTGCTGTCCCTGTAATAGTTACGCCTGATAACGCTGCACTTGAAGTTGTGGATGTAGCTAGATTAAATGTGGTGCTTGATACATACCGTGTGTAGTACACCGTGCCCACAACAAGCCCTGTAGGTAGTGCCCCGTCAGTCTGAAACGTAATTGCTGTTTTGTCCGCTAGTGTTACTGCTGTGGTGACTACGCAGGGGGTCGCAATTGTCATGGTCGCAACGACTGGGGTAACCCCAATGTTGGCATTCCACAGGTACAGAGGCCCGTTACGTGGCCCAAAAAGCAAGTCTTGACCAAAGTTGTTCTGGTTCCAAATACGCATATTGAGCAGGGTAGTAGCTCCAAAGCCCCAAGAACCCGAACCCCAAGCGCCTGATCCCCAACCAACAGATGGAACTGAATATGCGGGGCCCACGTTAACTTGATACACGGCATAGACTGTGCCGCCACCCGTAGTCGAGGATGTTGCTGCTGTAGCAGATGTAATGGTGTAGGTAGTCGCGCTTAGGAAAGTAATCTGGTACTCGCCAAGGATGGTGATGCCGCCCACGGCTGTGCCGCCAAAAAACGTAACAAAGTCCCCATCCACATAACCACCCGCAGCGTCCGTTACTGTTACGGTAGTGGATAGGTTTACTGTTGTGAAGGGGTCGGTCAACGTGGATTCAGCGCGGATAGGGGTAATGTCCCGGTAGAGACCACCAAGTTCAATGTAGAACTTTAAGTTCGTGCCAACACCAAGCAGGTTTAAAAAGCCCAGCGTGACCCAGTTTGACAAAGAACGGCATACGCCTACAAATACTGCTGAAGATATACGCGCCCACCCCCCGATCTTCTCTGGCGTACCAAAACGGAACCTAATGTTGTCGGATTCATAGTACCCACCTTCCGTTGTCAGTCGGGTTCCTTCTCGGTTAACACCGGGCTTGAGCAAAATTTTTTGTAAACTCATGGCTCATTTTCCCATGAATTAGGCAAAAGGTCGAGTACCGCTGCGGTCGATGATAAGCGCAACTCCTCTGGGTTCTGCGTCTTCTGTGTTGGGGATGCTGATGTGCGTCCAACGGTCAAATTCACGGATGATCTGGTCATAGGGTAAACCCGCAGCAATGACTGCACGGACTACCTCATCAGGGGTAACTCCCGGTACTCGGAGGTCAGCCGCGCAACCCTTACGATGCTGCGACTTGTCAGAACTTCCAACTGCATCATTGACCTGCTTACTGCGGAACGCAGAGTTAATCATTACAGGCTTGCCGCCAAGGGTTTCCTTGACCTGCTCCAGCAATTGCGCCAAGCGTTGCAGGTTGCTTATTTCTTCTTGTGTTGGGCTGTTGTCAAACTCACGGTGGTCGGTGACGGTCAGTTCGTCAAGGGTGAAGTGTTTACTTAGGTGTGTCATTTTGCTGCCTTTGACAATAAATCTGTTTTGTTTTGAGAACTTGCCGATGAGCCAAAATAGTAAGAAATAATCCCCGTCCAAGCAGTACCCAGTGAGCCAAGCATCATCAAGATGGCAGGGTTGCTGCTGTCAATCTTGTTAAAAAACATCAGCACCATGATGCTAAAAAAGCCAATAGTCACAGCACCAGCCAGCAAAGGCGGCACGATTGACTTCGTTGAGGCTTGCATATCCCGTGCTGATTTGCGGTCTTCAACTTCCAACTTTTCAAAGTTAAGACCAAGTTCATTGGCTTGTTTCTGCAACTCAATTTCAGCAAGTTTTATTTGAGCAATTTGGTCTGCTGTTAACTTGCCTGATTCAATAGTCTTTTGTGCGTCTTCGGGCGAGATACCCATGACTTTTGCCACCATTCCATAAGCCAACGACCCAAATGGGCCACCCATTGCGGTTGCAATAGTAGGTGCGATTTGTTTTAGCCAATCCATTATTGTTTACTCCTTGAAAGCATGGTTGCAGCAATACTCAGCATGGTTCGTGCTGATTCTAAGTTTTCGGGTTCGGTTTCCCATCCCACGGTTATCTGCCCCACAAACCGCCCCGGCTCTGGTGGAACACTGATTCTGCAAGTATAGGTAACGCCCTTGTTAATGTACCAAATACCCATTTCAGACTGCGCTGTGCGGTACTCACCGCAAGGGATTTCGTTTGCCATCAATTTAACAACATCTGCATTGTTGGCTGCGTTGTTTGTGAACAGGCCAACATCCAGCCCGTCATTGGTTTTGTCTCGCCCATCCTTGGCATAGGCCCGGTAAAGAACCCTAGTGCCAAACATCGGGTTGACTTTGAACACCGCAACAATAGTGGCGTTTGTGGTTTTGAACAGGTGGGCAGAGGCATCTTCAACCCTGTCCTCGGCAATGCTAGGTATTTTCTTGGATTCTTTGTAAGCCCCAATAAGCAGGTCTTGGTTTGTGTACACAAAGTAACCAGCAAAAGCAACTACGCCCATGACAAGGATAGCGGCAAGTTTAAACGGCGAATCTACATACCCAAGAACTTTGTCAAGGGTTGAATTAGCGTTTAAAGTTCCTTCGCTCACAGCTTGCCTTTCATTGCAATAATTCCCCACGCCACCAAGAAAAATATGGCAGCGGCTACCAGTATGCAAAGCCCCATCGTGATGGCTTCGTCTATTTCTTGCTTGCGGTTTTTAGCCGCCCTAGCATCCAATATCTCTTGCGTTCGTCTGCGCTGCACTATGCTGTTGCGCTCAAGCAGAATCTGACTCCACAACTGACTCTGGCCCTGATTGATAAAGTGCCACTTGAGTTCTTCTTCAGCTTTATTCAGTTCATGCAATTGCATCACTGTGCTCATCGCTTGGCTGGTGTCAGAAGAGTATTTCTTCTTTGGGTCTTTGACCGCTTCCTTGGCAACCTTTTCCTTAGCGTCGAAGAACTTTATCACGTCATTCGTGATGCCTTGGACATCCTTGCCCATTTTGATTGCGGCTTGGATTCCTTTTATAGCACCCTGTGCTATGGCGAATGCGCTAATTGGGTCGATCATTCTTGACCTCCACAACCCAGCGGCACACCCTCCCGTCCTTGTCTAAAAACTCATTGGCTCCATACTTCTCGCTCGGCAGTACGACGCGGCACACCAACACGATTTTTGTCTCGGTATTGGGCCACGGTACTTGAGCAGAAGCAATTGCATCAATCATTCGTCCGCAGGTAGGGGTGTGTTGCCCTCAGCAAGCCACTTTAGGTATTCGGCGTAGTCTGTATTTCCTTCAACAAAAGGAACAGTCCATCCGTTTGAGCAAATTACAGAATTTGGCTTTCCGTCAATTCCATTTTTTAATGTGTAGGTTAGCATTTATAACTCCGCAGAAAGAGGGATTTTTTGGGCTGTTGCAATTACTGAATGATTAGATGCTTGATACAAGCTAAGTCCAGCAGTGCCCCCCCCTGTATTTCCAACAAGTCCAAATGATGCGCCTGTCCCGGCATCAAATGTAATCGTGCCAATTGATGGCCCTATACGCATAGATACAGGCAACCGAAGATGATTTATGTACGCGCTTGTAGTTGCAACAACAGAACACGCTTCTTGGTAGTACCGCTGACACAGCAGCAACTCCGTCCCATAAGGCCGATAGTCAAACGATGTGGCTGTGCTGCCTTTTTCAAACTGTACGCCTGTGATGTAGAAGGTGGCTCCGCTTGTGCCGACTACTGAAACAGTTGAGTTTGGTTGAACATAAGTACCAGCCGCCCATGCGTTAGCAGTTGTTGTAAAAGTTGAGCCTGAACCCAGACCAAAGTTAACAGCTATGCCAATACCGTTTGTTGTAAGCCAAGTTCCTGACGTATCTCCCGCAATAGTTACAGAAATTTGCGTCCAAGTGTTTGCCGTAGGTATCGAATAGCTAAATGGATAACTTCTTGCGCCGCTAGAATTAAATAATGAGCCGCCAAAAGTTCCTGTTAATGAGCTATATGCCAAAAATGACAAAGTGACAGTTTTAGCGTTAGCAGTACCCCATGCTAAATCTGCAACATTAAACCCTTCAATGGTTTGTTTTAAATAAAAAGTATCTCCAGCGCCAACAGAAACAGCAGATGCAACAGTCAATGCCTGATAGTTTGTAAAGCCAGCCGAAACACGAGTTGCAAATCCAGTTTCAGTTGCACTTGGAGTCTGCTGTGCAGTAAATTTAGATGCTTGGGTAGCTGCATATTGCCATCTATCAACTAAAAATGCACCTGTTGCAGGAGTAACACTAGCCCCAGCATTACGCTGGTCTATCACCATTGCGCCGTTGATGATGCGGTTGCGCATGGCTAGGCCACCATAAAACGCACTTGTATTCTGGGTTGTAGCGTCGTTAAACGTCAAACCATTGGTTCCATTCACACTGACTGACATAGCGACTCCTTGCGTTGTTTGTGCCACGCTGTGATAGATTCAGAGCGTTTTAGTTTAGTTTCTTCCGATTGGACTTGGCTGCGTTTTGATGCCGACATCTTTGCTCTGGTTTCCAAAGAAGCAACTTTTCCCGCATTGGGGTGAGTTTCCAAAGAATCCCAGTATTGCTTCTGTGATGCGCTCATTTTTGCCTTGGTTTCTTCACTTGCCAATTTGCCCCAATTCGGGCTAACACGACCAGTTAAAGCCAGCGACAATTTTAACTTGCCTGACTCTGGGTATACCTTACCTTTCATGCCTGATTTGCTTCCCAAGGGGCGGTTTAAGGGTCGCCCTGTGCGGGAAAGGACTGCTTGTTTACGGCGCTCCTCAGACCAAACTGTTCCGAACATGGGGTTATCAGCACCACTTTTTCCAACCCAAGGACGCTTCTGCCCTTTAGATGGGCTTGGCTTCCCGTACATGGGGTGGTTAACTCCAGATGGCGCACCGTCAACACCATTTTCTGCAATCAGGTTGGCCCACTCTGGGTTGTTTGCAACGTCATGCAGTTCACTAAATTCTTTTGCGGCAGCAAGGCATCTAGCTTCTTCAAAGTAAACACCGAGAACGCCTACGTCAATGTCTTTGCCATGAACTTTTAAATGACGTTTCCAGTAATGCCCACTACCTCTGTAATACTTTAGCGTATTCAGTTGTGCTGTTTTGCAGAAATACTTCAACCCTGTGACCCTGTGCGTCATCACGAGCAAAGCAGTAGGTGCAAAATTACTCATTGCCAAACCTTGTTGTGCCGCCTATTGATGTGGTCATTTTGGAAACTCCTCTTTTACCGCTGTGATTGCTGCCTTCCAAGTGTCCATGCCGCCGTGGTACAGCAGGTCAAGTTGGTCTGCAATTGATGGGTATGCTGCTGCACGTTTTTCTTTGTATGCGTTGGCATCCATGTAGGCTTGCACAGCAACCTCGCTGTATTGAACAGGGTTGCCAGCAGCGTCAAAAGCTTCATCGCCACGGATGACTTTAACGTCTGGATGAGTTGCGTAAATTGCTTGGTGCTTGTTCATGCTGCAATCTCCATAAGAGTAATTGTAGAAACTACGGAAGCAACTTGGCAACCAGCAAGAGAAGTACCTGAATCTGATGCAATTTGTGTTTTGTAAGTTGTAGATGAAGTTGTCGCTGGACTATCTAAATAATTAGTGCTTGCAGAAGCAACACCAATAAATGCAGTTGAACCTGATGCAGCACCATATCTGCAAAATATAGATAAATCAGTAGAGTTTCTTAATAATTTGAAATTTGCAGAAGTGTCAGAAGTGCTTTTGTAAACACCATTTTGACTTACTAATACAAGAATTTTGCTGGTTGTGGATGTTGGTGTAATTGAAGCAGTTAAACCTGTATCAGCATAAGTAACAGATGCGTTTGTAACTGCTGTTGAAGTTGTAGCATTAACCACCTGCAATACAGTGCCAGCCGTAGCCGTTGTCAGCATCGTTGCCGTCACCGCAGGAACCGTCACCGTAAAGTTACTAGCTGTGTTTGTTGGGACAAGTTCGATGCTTCCACCGCTTGCCGCTGCGAGTTTAACTCCCATTTAATTGCTCCTGTGTTGGTCGTGCATAGGTGGGGTGTTCCCACTTGGCAATGTAGTCACCTTTGCCATCGCTGTCGTTTTGTAGACGGATGGTGTCCATGAAGTCTTTGTCTTCCAAGGAAGGGTACAAGGCTTTGATTTTGTCGTAGAGTGTCATCATGCGCTCCTTACCATTGCACCGGACATTGAAACATAAATAGTTCCGCTAGAACCAATTAATATGGCGGAATTAACATAAACATACATCTCTACGTAATCTGTAGAGCCATTAAAATAAATAGTAGAAGAGCCGGAACCCGTTGCATTTCCAGCCGTTAATCGAGAAAACTCTTTATATAGCGCACCATTTTTGTAAAGAAAAAGAATCAATGGGTTTGCAGTTCCAGCAAAATAGCAATTGCAGTTAATCTGATAATACCCAGTTACCGTTGGGGTAAATCTATAGTTAGTGGCTGAATCAAAATTGTTATTTGTGTCAAACTCTTCTGAACTAAGCGTTACTTTTGTAATTGTTGCCGCAGAAATACTTTGTGTACTGTTTAAATAAGCACTAAACGCAGGGCCAGTACCAGCCACACCAGTAGCCAGTTCAGGCTGCGTAATGATGGCATCAGGAAGCCCACCAGCAATAATGCCTGTAACCGTACCTGACCCGTTAATTGTGATTGTCATGTTTGTTCCTTACAAAATTGTCCAGACCGAGCCAGACGGTACGGTTACTGTGATGCCGTCATTTATCGTTAGGGGTCCGGCGCTCATGGCGTTCTTGTCTGTGGTGATGGTGTAGTCTTCCGTTACGGTGATGTCATTCTCGTAAACAAAACCGTTTCCGGGGCCACCTGTCGCACCACCTGACGATGAAATCTTAATAAAGTCAACCCCGTTCCAAGCTGCTACGCAATTCTCGCCAGCACCCAAGGTAATCCCAGTGGTAGGTCCAGCACCTACGAGCTTGATGTTCTGTGTGCCCGATGTCTTGTTAATTAAGATATAGGGCTTTGACCGGGCCGGGGCTGTGATGGTGCGAGTGACTGTGCCCCCCGCTGTCCACAGAATAATTGCCTGCCGCGCTTGGTTTGACGCTAGGGTCGTGGTGCTTAAAGTTACATCAGAGTCCGCGCTAAGTGTAGTCGTGCCTGCTACAGCCGTGTCTAGTAGCGAGGTAATAGAGTCGTTGACTGTATCGCCCCAAGTGCCGTATAGCTCCCCATCGACCGGGAGGGCCAATCCTAAGAGCGTGGTTGCTGATGTGGTCATCTCAAATCCTTACGGGTATGTAGCTATTGTATTAAAAAATAATGATTTTGGGTAGGTCATACGACTGTCCAGACGCTTCCAGTTGCAACAGTTACCGTAATTCCACTTGCTACGGTTATAGGCCCAGCACTCATCCCGTTGTAGTTTGCGGGTACGGCGGTGTCTTTGGTGATTGTGATTGCGTTCAGGTAGATGGAGCCGTCTGCTCCGGCGTATATCTCTTGGCCTGCTGTCTCGTAAGTGGACTTGCTCGCTGGGTACGTTACAAAAACATCTTTAGTTCCTGCGGACAGGTTAACCAAGCTACCAGAATTGCTGGAAGTCAGCACCGTAGTACGAGACAGCGTTGTTCCAGAGGATGTGTACGTGCCAATACCCACTTCAAACTCAGCCCCGCCGTTGGATGAAATAGTGTAATAGGTAGTGTTCCCATCGCCAACGGCTGCAAAGGACTGGAACCCAAGGGCTGCTCCCAGCAATGTAAGCGTGCCTGTACCCGTGGTTGTGGTCGTTTCTTTAACGCGGTCGGCGAGTACGAGGGCCATTTTTTATCCTTGCGTATTGATGACTACCCAATTGGTAGTCTGTGCGGCGTTAATTACACTCCACACTGGGGTCTGTGCGCTACCTATATTTTGCCAGCTTACGGTCTGGCTGTCATTGATAACTTCCCATAGTAACCGCACTGAGAACGAATCTGAGCCAGTAGCCGCCTCTTGGAGCGCAGCAATGAACACCGCTGTGGCTACAAAAACATCCGATCCCGTTAGGCTTTCGGTTATTGCTGTCTCAAATATAGCCAAAGAACTTGTCGTATCTGTGACTGCCCCGGTCTCACTTATAAACGCCACAGCACCTAGCTGTCCAAAACTTGCATCCGTACCGGTCGCTGTTTCTGCTGCAGTCCCAAAGAACACGAACGATGTAGCCAACGCATCCAGCCCCGAAGCAGACTCGGTTATTGAGGTAAAGAACGCCTGCCATGCTGCATCTGCGTCAGTCACTGTCCCGGTCTCTGTAACGGCTGTCTCAAATGTCTGTGCTGCGGAGTCTGTCTGTGTTCCCGTAGCCGCCTCTACCACGGCGGTAATAAACGTCTGTGCCGCTGAAGCCGCGTCTGTAATTGTTCCTGTTTCCGTCAAGGCTGCCACATACACCTGCACTGCCGAATTAATGTCTGTTGCGGTCGCAGACTCTTCTAAACTAGGTGTAAACGTGCTTCCGGCTACTAAGTCAACATCGGTTACGGTTCCTGTCTCTGATATTCCGGTAACAAATGTCTGCGTTGAACTTACTGTCTCTGAGCCTGTACCTGCTTCTGTAACCGCTGTCTCAAACGTTTGCGCTGAACTTATTGTCTCTGTACCTGTTGCTGTTTCTGCCAGAAAAGATACAAAAAGTTGTATAGCCGCTGCTACATCCGTCCCCGTGGCTGTCTCTTCAATGCTAGACGCATAGGTAGTTGGGACTTGCCCAAGGGCGGCAAAGGGAGCCTGAGCAAAGGTGGCGTAGCCAAACATGCGTCAAACCCCGAAGGGCTACACCGCTTCTAGCTGTGCTTCATCAAACCAGCGTTGTTGTGGCTCACCATCAACAGTCCAGCCAATTAGGTACTGCACGTTGCCATCGTCGTCCATACGCATAGCCATGACAGGGCCTTGAGGAACCACTGCCTTTAATTGGACGGTATCGCCTTTTTTAAACTGTGCCATGTTAAATCCTTAGCCAGCCAAGCTGAATGTGTATGTGACATTGAGGGTATCGCCAGAAGCCACCGAACGGTCTCCGGGGGCTGTAAAGTCAGAGGCAGAGAACAGAACACCTGTCGTGCCAGACTTAGTGCTATTGCTAACCAAGAACGCACCGCCCACAGTCGCTGTGGCGTTAATGGTAAACGATGCTGGAGAAGCAGAGTTAGTCTGTACCGATGGGTTGGCTGTAGTAGCTGTTCCGAAAGTAGCCACAGGGCGTGTAGCATTGCTGTAAGGAACGATTTCAGTCCAACCAGCATGAGATGCCATTGTGTCTCCAGCAGCAGGGCTGTTAGAAGCCGCAGCGCCGTACAGTCCAATATACCAAGCAGCGGTATATGCAGAGCCTTTGAAGTACTGGGCGTTCATGTCTTGTAAACCTTCGTTTACCACTAGGTTAGGGCAACGTGCTTCCCACTTCAGATTACCGTCTGCGTCAAGACACTGCATGGTGTAAACACCTTTGGCAGTTGCCGAATCCCCGGTGCTGTTGGCTTGCGTCAATGCGCTTGCTACTGCGTCTAGACCGTGTGCTTTTTCGTTGGACATATCAAACTCCTAGTTAGAACTGCGAATTAACGCTGAAGTGGCTGTATTGGCTGGCATTGTGATGGTGAACGTACCGGTAGATGTTTTATCTGACCCAAAATCTAACACCGCAATGGACTTATTTCCTTGGCTGGCATTGTAAATCAAGGCACACCGTGCTGTCACGGATGTTGACCAAGACACATTGGCCCAGTTGACGTAGACCGTGTATCCAGAAGTATTAAGTGCTACCCCGGTCATAACCTCGCCACCTGCTGTATAGCCTGACGCTACAACCTCTTCTGAGGTGCTGTATACCGTGGTAGTCTCATCAAGGTTAGCGTTTGACGTGTACAGGGCAATTTTAATGGTGTCCGTCAACAGGTCGTGTACCGCTTGGTACACCTCTGCTTTAAACGAAGTTGTCTGGGTTTGGACGATCATGTGACTGCCTGACGATACTGACCACTACGATACGCATCCTGACGCTCAAGGCCATCGCCAAGTCGTTTAGCCAGCATTAACGCTTCCTTGTACTTGCCATCGTAAAGAGCAACCATGTCAGCCTCACCCTTCATATAGGTGATTGCTTCCACCAACGACCCATAGAGCAACACGGAATCAAAGTTGTCGCCCAACCATGTAGTTAACGCGGTGGTAATGGACTCAGGGTAATAGTAGTAATGTAGTTCTGCGTAGTACTGTGCATCTGGCGTTGGGCCAAGAATAAACGACAACTCATTGGTCGGTACAGGTGGGTTACCCGCAGTTGTAGTAGGCCCGAACAAAGCGTAGTACTTAGGCAGGGCTGTATCCGCAGGGGTTGGGTACGCTTCACGAATGAAGTTAACATCCTTGTTCAGCAAGTAATGGTACGTCTCCGTAGCCGTTCCGTAGCCCTCAATCACCGCTAACGAATAAGGCGAAAGGAAGTCACTGGGGCAAGACAGGTACTTGTTGTTGGTTGACAAAATACCCGTTACGTTCTTACGTATTGAAGGGAACTGAATGGTGTTGTAAATGCGCTGCTCTGCCTGCGTAATGAACGTATTCATATCCGCAGTTGGGAAAGTATTCTCCGTGTAATCGGAGATAGCAACCACTAGAGCAGCGTAGTTCATGCCATTGGGCCTCGTGCCATGATCCCACGAGTAGCTGCGCCTGTGCCACGGATTTTAATTCCATCGGTCTTAGTTGGCTCGTTACCAGCGGATTTACTGATGTTGCCTACGCTTACGTCAAACGAGTCTAACTTGCTGCGGTTAGGTTCTTTGCCGGGATTCTCAGCAACGGTGACACCCTTGCCAGACATAGTGTGGGGTTTAGCGTAAACGCTGGCATCACCAACTTCCTTGCCCATCATTTTTTTACTAAATGTTGCCATATTAGCCTCGCTTTTGATTAGCTACTTTAGCTAGACCACGGCCTAGCTTCAGCATTTCTTCATTGGTCTTGCCGCCTTTGCTACCTTTTCCACCATGCTGAATGCCAACGGAAGGGCCGCTATCGCCAAGATTTTTACCTTTGGTTTTACCTTTTGAGGCTACGCCATCTGCAGCTTTTGTGTATGCCATGATTAACTCCTATGAAACGCTTACTGTACCAACACTTGCAGTTGCAACCAAATAATTTGGAGTTAAAACTGCATCAAAAAAACTTGCTCCACCAACAGGGTTCCAATTCCACTGAATATCCCTAGATCCGCCACTATTGTATCCGTCAGTCATCTGTCCGGAAACAAAATATGTGGTGTCTCTACGAGGATTCCTCAAAGCTTGAGGATCATCTACAGGATACATGCCCAACTGGAGTTGTGGCTGATCTGGATCCCAGCAACTCTTACAGACCAAAAGGTCATAGACCTTAGTCTTAATAATCTCTTTTTTCAGGTCAACAAGTTTAAACTGCGCCCCGCATCTGTCGCAGATCGCAATTGCCTTCTTACCTGAAGCAAACCTATTAGCCATTTAAATGTAAGTCTGTCGAGGAACAAACCGCAGAGCGGCTGTTTCACGGTCTTCTGTTGAAGCCAGTTCCCAAGCTTCGTCATACTGCATTTTTAAGATCTCTAGGCGCTGTGCCCCGTTGGGCACTTTTAACGCCAAATAATAGGCAAGCCCTGCAACCATGCAAGGTAAAAACCGGAATGGAACGTCCATAGTGTTTACACCGCTTCCGGCATCGTCAACACGGCGCATACGGTAGTAAACAAGCTGGTAGGTTGTTGTGTTGTCTGGGGTGGGCCAGACAGTTACGGCTGGTGGGCGAGTCCAATAAACTGGGGTTGTTACGATATGGGTAGCTGCTGCGGTATCTTGCTGTGCCCTGCCGCAAAAGTTCAGAGTTCCGGCTGTGCCACCTGTATAGGTAACCGAGCTATAACTGATGATTTCGTTGTCTAGCTTCACAAATCCTGCTGATGGCAGGGGATTTATGTTGCTTAAAGCAATTGTTGAATCTGTTGTTGTGACTGCCGTGGTAACGGTAGAGGCAACTAAATTGGTCTGACCGTCCATTCTTTGGATCCAAATCTGGATCGGGCGAGCCTGTTGCAGCTTGTTTGGAATGGTTGCATAGGTAGAAACACTAATCCGGGTGATTGTTAGATCAGCCTGAGTCGCCACGGAGTTAGCGCCTGTGCGTATAAGATGCTCTAAAAGGTCTACGGTGTCGTCAGGTAGCGCATATGTGCTAACGCCGGGTATTAGCGTGATCGTGCCTTGTTCAAACGTCCACATGTTGACACCACGATTAGACCAGTCTGCAAATAGAAGATTCAAACTTCGTCTAGCTGTCTTTAGGTCATAACCGGAACGAAGCTCGGAACCAGCACGTTCAAATGCTTCCTCAACAATTTCTGTGAGTTCTAAATTGAATGATGTGGTTCCAGAGGTTGCCATTGTTATTTCCTTGCCGTTTTAGCGGCTTGCAAGAAAGCTGCGTTAGTAGGAGCACCTTTAGCTCCCGGCTTACGCATTTTTTCTCCACGCGCTCTTTTGGCATGAATGTTCGCGTACAAACCCACTTTACCGCCTTCTGCATACTGTGTAAACGCAGTATCATCCCGGCGAGCCTTCTTTACGGCTGAAGGCATTTTGGAGGGGTTGATATCACCCATACCGCGACTAGACATCATATATATCTACCTTTGGTTTTACCGCGCTGTGCAATACCATCAGCACGGCTTGATGCTTTGGAAACAACTTTACCACCACGTTTGTATCCACCAGCAGATTCCCGCGTGTCATCATCGATTTCCGGGTTGCGACCGGCGTACATTTTGCCTTCAATAGACATATTTTTACCGCCAGAAGATTTCTTTTTCTTAGAGGGGATAACCTCTTCAGAGTCTAGATCGCCCCTAGCAATACGCTTCTTAGCGTCTTCCGAAAGTTCTACTTTGTCACGGCTATTGGCAACGCGCTCGGCTAAATCACCTAGACCAGACTTATCAACAATTTGTTTACCTGCCCCGGTCTTTTCGTCAATTGCACGACCAAGGCCATATCCAGCTTCTAAAGCAGCACCAGCAGCACCAGCACGACCAATGTTTCTGTTTACAGCACGGCCTCCGGCTTCTATTACTGATCGACGTGCTCCACCCTTTAGGTCAGATGAATTTATGTTCGCAGCTTTTTTGGCTTTGCCAACGTCTTCAGCGCTACGTTTTACAACGTCGTCTCTAAGACCGGGTAGATTGTCCCATCTAGTAGCCATTAGCACATCTTTCCACGGGTTTTACCACGTTGAGCAATACCATCTGCACGAGAAGAAGCGGAGCCACCCTTAGCCATACGCACTGGCTCATCCACTGGGACTGAGTCAGGATACATCTTGGGTTTTGCCTTTTTTGGTGCGCTAGTAGCTTGCTTTGGCTTTGCTACAGGCTCATCCACAGGTGTGGAGTCAGGATATTTCATTTAGCACATCCCACCTTTCTTCATGGTGACTTGCTTGCCTTTGGTTAAACCGCGCTGGGCTACGCCGTTAGCAGATTTAGTGAATCCACCCTTAGCCAATTTAGTCATAGCCGCACCTTTGTGTAAACGGCCTTCGTGTTTGTTGACGGCCTTCTGCATCATTGATTTGTCTTGTTTCATGTCAGCTTTACCGCCTTCGGCCTTACCGTCTTTTTTCTTAGCCATCATTGCCATGAAGCCGGGGTTCATTTTAGAAGCCATAGTATCACCACCTTTAGAAAATTTACGGCCTTTATCGGCCTCGTTAAAGTCTTTTCCCACGGACTGCGGGATTCCTACTTTCTTAGCAAACGATGGCGAATTGGCTATCGCAGCCATGAAATTGTGTTGTTTGATTGATTTAGAAGGCACTTGATTTCCTTTTATGCTTGGCATACAATATGGGTATGAAAAGACTTTTTACTAAACCATGTCCTTTTTGCAATGTTCCTATTGTCGGTAAAAAACGCATTGACCGCAATGCCTATCACTACGCTCCGCGCTGCCCAAACTGTACAAATAAAGCAATGACCGATGAAGTCAAAGCAACTAAGCAAAGAGTTATAAATCAAATTCGGGTACAACTTCCCGTGGGAAGTAAACGTCTTCACAAAGCAAGTGATGGTTGTATCTACATACGAATAAAAATTGCCGAACCAAACAAATGGGAATACGAGCATCGGGTTCTTACTACTGCTCCAAAAGGTATTCATGTACATCATAAAAATGGAAACACTCAAGATAACCGACTGGAAAATCTTGTTTTGGTAACCCCAAAAGAACACCGAGAAACGCACAGTATTACCCAATGGTCGCGTCATTTTATCTGCTGTACGCAATGTGGAACGCAAGAAAAAAGACATCTTTCCCACGGTTTGTGTACAACGTGTTATCAACGTATACACCCACAAAGAAAATAAGCTACTTGGCATCATTTCCCTGCTTGAATAAGCTGGTCAATTTTTGCTTCAAGCTTGTTAAAGCGTTGGTCAATGTGGTCAGTAATTCGTTGAACTTCTGCTTGAGTAACTGTATCACGGGCAATCTCCTCGCGGGTTATGTTTAAAAGACGTTCGACACGCTTAGTGTCTTCGCCAATTTCTTTCATTTGAGCAAACTTTTCTTTGACGAATAGGCCAAAAACCCCCATCACAACAGAAAGTACTGCCGACCAAATTGTGCTTAGTTCCATATCAGCACATCTTCCCACGGGTTTTGCCACGCTGGGCTATACCATCGGCACGACTAGAAGCGGTGGCAACTTTTCCGCCATTTTTCAAATTATATGGATTAGAAGGTTTCTTTTTTGTAGAGGCACTAGAACGAGGCGCATCACGATTAAGAAGTTTATTAAAATCAATATCCTCCCTATCAACCTTATTCATCGGTGTCATTCCGGGATCATCACCAAAAGTACTACCGCGACCATCTCGACGTGGAGTCATTCCGGGGTCTGTATCTTTTTTGGATTTAATTGCTTCCATTAAACCATTGATAATTTCATCTTCTTTATTAGCCATTTTTTACCTCAGCACTTCCATCTAGCTAGTGAAGCAGCCTTACGGGTAGGCTTGCCTTTTTCGTCCTTCATTGGACCGGGCATACCAGACATACGCGCACAGAATGACTTCTTGCGAGCACCGCCTTGCGGCTGTGGCGCTTTGAGGTTTGATCCTGTGGCTTTATTGTAAACAGCACGTCCTTTTGCAGTCAGCCCAGCCCCCTTAGAGACCGGCAGCTTCTCGCCGCGACCTACTGCAAGGGATGGGGTTTTCTTAGCCATAGTACACGTTGGCAGAAGTAAGGTTGCTCATGTTCAAGTAGATACCGTTTTTAACCAGTATCCCCTCGCCGGGAATCAACGCAAAATTACTAAACACGTCAGTTGCACCAACATCAAAACTAGCAATCCACAGGGATGCGTATGCCGCCACTGTCCCACCTGCAATCGTTCCAGAGTTAATATCTGTAACTGTAAAGGTGTCTGCGCCTGTGCGTGTGATTGAGTAATTACCGTTTGTGCCAGATGACCCGCTTGCTGTGGCAAACGCAAGACCAATTACGTCACCGGTAACCAAACCGTGAGCTACCTTTGTAACGGTAATAACCGTAGTAGACCTTGCATACGTAGCAGCAACAGGCGCTGCGGCGGTATCAAAAATGTCCAGTGTTCCAGCCGTAGCCGTGCCAACCGTAGAGGCAGCTTTAAGTCTAGTTCGACCCAACAGGACAAAACCAGAGTTATTAAGGTGTCCCTGTTTTACGTCTGTTTGCATCATAATCAATCTCCTGTAGTGCGGGGGCCGAAGCCCCCAAGATCAATTAAGCTGTGCGTGTAAACACGTAAGTTGTTGGGCTGGAGAACATGATGGTAAAACGACCAATGCCAGTTGCACCAGCAGTAATAGTCAAGTCACCAAAACTGCCAGCAGTGTCAGTGGCGGCTGTAGACAAAATACCATTGACCGCAACAGCAATGGTCACATTGCTCGCACCAGCAGTGTTATCAACATACAAGTCCAGAACAGTGCCACGAACTGCGCCTATGGCTTCGCCAAGAGCAGTGCCGGTAGGCAAAGTAATAACTGTGGATGCGGCTGACGTAGAAGTGATGTAGCCGGTAGCAACTTGTGCACCAGTCGCTGTGGTTGTTGCGTTAATAGCAGCAGTTGTTGGGTGATTCTGATCTGTATAAACCAGATTTGTTGCTGTTACAGTTGTAGCCGCCAAAGTTGTTACGCTAGTAGCAGTGCCAAGGGTAGCTGTAACAGTGACTGCGCCAGTTGTTGCATTGGTAGAGATAGATTGAAAGCCATTCTGCGAGCGAACTGGGCCATTGAATGTGGTATTTGCCATGATTTTTCCTTACATACAAGTTAGGCGCATTAGTCTGTATGTCGTCAGCCGGGACTGTCTAATGCACCGGAAAGCCCGGATTAGCTGGAATATAACATGTTGTTTAAATGTGTGCAACAAATAAAAAAGGCCCCCGAAGGAGCCTTTTCTACAAGCCCAAGGGCTTAGGACGAACCGGGAGAACCAAACATTCCGAGCGGATCGCTCCATCCAAAGCTGTAGCGCTCGCGGGCCTTGTAACGCACATTTCCGGTGTCGAAATCACCATCCATTGAGTTGGTCAATGCAGTACGCTCGAAATGCTTCAAGCCGTTAGGCACGTCAGTAGTCAAATACCACCCGTTTGTGTCGGTCAGGTAGTGATTAACGCAGTAGCCTTCAGGGATCGAACCATTGTTCTTCAATGCGTTGATATCGTTATCGGCAGTGCCAACACGGAGGTTGGTATCTAACAAGCGAGTAGCAACGAACATCAAAGATGGAGGAACGATCAGCTTACGAGGTTTAGCAGCGATCAACAGACCCTTTTCATCCACCCAAGCGGCGATCTGAATAACAGCGGCTTCCAAGGAAGTCTCATTCAAATCAGCGCCAGTTGTAGGACGATTGCTGTTGGTTCCACCGTTAACCAGTGGGTGTGCAATGCTAAACAAAGGTACGCCGTCGCCGCCGTAGTACTGAGACGAGTTAGTGAAGCCGTTGTTGATAACAGCAGCAGCCTTAACTTGCTTAGTGTACGCCATAGCGCGAGCCAAAGCCTTGGTGTAACGAGCAGACAGTGAGTCATACAAGTTATCTTCCACAGCCTCTTCGGTGATGGAGAAGCCCAACGCGATGGTTTCGTGGTTGTAGCGAGCCGTGAACGCTTCTTGGGCATTGTCATAAGCAATGGCCTGTCCCTCGTTCTTGACTGGTGCTGCACCGAAACCGGCGAGTTTGGTCTCTTCTTCAAAGCTACGCTCAGATGCTTCTGTTTCGTAGATCTCTTTGTGCTCTTCGCCGTAGCGAGCGTATTCCAAACCGAACAATGCGTTCAATCCGGGGAGCAGTTCTTTAAGTAGTTGTGCGCGTGAAATAGCCATGATTTAGCTCCTTTTACAGACCAACAGCGTTGCTGTAAGAGTGGTATCCGGGGTTGAACTTCACCAGAATATCAGTATATGCGTCACCTACTGTGGAGAAGCCAACCATGTTAGGGAAACCAACGACGCGGAAAGCGGCGGTAGTCGTAACAGCGGAAGAGCCAGCCACAACAGAAGCGGTAGAGTTACCTGTAGATGTACTACCGGTATCCACTGCGCCTGTGGAGAAGAACACGTTTGCACCCAGAGCAGCGATGGTTACAGAACCAGCAGACTGAACTTGGAACACAGTACGATCGTCATCAATCACAAATGCTGTAGCGTTCAGCGAACCGGACGGGTAGTATTGTGAAAAAATGGTTTGACCTTGTGCGTTAACGTAAGAGCAACCAACGAAAACACCAACAGCGCCGGTGTTAGCAGTGCCAACAGGGAAACCGTTTGTAGTTGCGTCAGCGCCAGTAGCGGTAACAATTTCAATATAACCTGTAGTTTTGACGTATACCAAACTTCCGTTATAGACGTTTGCGCCATATCCAGCAGGATCGAATAGGAATGAGCGAGTGCTACCTGCGTAAGGTAGGCCACCCAACTCATTCACGGCTTTTAAGCCGTAGGGAGAAGCTGTAGATGCCATTTAAGGACTCCTATTGATTAAGATAAACCTGCACCGCCACGGGTTGAAGAAGACTTGCGGTCTGCAAACAACGGCATACGCGGATCATTTTGTCGTAAAAATGTATTGTCAACCGATTCCATCTGAGATCTAGCTTGCTGGTTATAGTAAGTATCCATAGCTTCTGCGAGGTCTTCTGGAATTTTGCAAAGCATCAATCCACCAACCTCAACATTACCTGTCTTCTCACTAGGAGCAAGCATCAATTCCGGATGATCCACTGCCTTTACCGGAACCCATTTATCACGCATCTTTCGGGAAACGTTTGTTGGATCCGCCTGACCAAGAACATGTGTCGCAATCCAGCGAAACCTGTATCCGGGAATAGGTGTTGGGTCTGGCAATGTGCTCGATGGCGTATACACTGGTCGAGTATTCTTTTCGCGGGACTCTAGGTCACGGGGTTTACGATTTTCAGTCATTTGATTTCTCCAATTTTGCTACTTGAGCAGCGTATTGCTGCGGTGTGATTCCAAACTTCTTTGCCAGTGCCATAGCTCTGGGAGTCATTTGAACCTTCTTTGTACCTGATGAACGAGCAGCAGGTGCAACTACAGAGGTAGGTCTCTTGGAGGTCTCATTAGACCGTTGTCGCTCGTTTCCAAAAACTTCTGGAAACTTTTCTCTGACGCGAGCATCGATTTGCTCGAAGTATTCATCACTGCGCGGGTCGTAACCCGAATTCATCAGTTTTTTGTGCAGCCCTAATGCGTAGCTGGATACATCCTCGAACCCGTCTGCGCTAAACCACTGGTTTTTTGCTTGCCAGCGCAAGGTTTTTTCGTCTAGCTTCGGTTCGGGCGATTCGTATGATTGCGGTTGTACACGATTTTCTGATGTCTGTAAAGGGGTCTGTTTAAAATTGTTGATGGCATTGATTTTCATCTTTGCTTCTAACAATGACTCCTGTGCAGCCAAAATAGCATCTGCATCAAACGCTTCTTGAGCAACTTTGTACTGTTTACGGGCGTTATCAAGCTCATTCTCAGCCAGAGTTTTAGACTGGTCGATATATTGCTGACTGCCTGTATTCACGTACTGTTTAAGCTGGTTGTTTTCATCGTAAAGCTGTTGGGCAATACGCTCTAACTCCTGCTTTTCACGGGTAATTGACTCTTTGGCGCGTCGTTCGTCGTGCCGGACACGGGTTAATTCCTTGATTCGGCCCTTAACTTTGTCGGAATAAGACGACAGTTCATCGTCGGTGGGGTCAATTACCTCTTTGTCTAGGGGTTTTCGGCCTCGATCTTCTTCAGGAGTTTCATCAACAATCTCGATCTCTACCTCAGTAGACTCAATTTCGTTGTTTTCGTCCTGTTCATCGGGAAATTTAAAATCAGACATGTGTAATACCTCGTGGATCTTGAACGACACCTTCAATTTGGTCGTCATTGATTAAACGCATCTCCTTTCCGTACATCTTGAAGCGGGTTCCTGTGTAAGTACGTGTCATTACGAAATCTCCAGCCTTGCACCAAGGGCCTCCGGGGAATTTTGTAGTGTCTTTATACGCATCAGGTCCTACTTTGACCACAAAAAGTACGGTAGTTGTCTGCTCTTCACGACGCATAGCGTCAGAGGCTTTCACGAGGTTAGTACCATCGATAGTTTCGGATACGTCGGGAACGACGCATAGCAGCTTGTAGCCCACTGGCTCTGGAAGCTGGTTCGCTTTCTCTTCATTTGTCGCATCTTCAGCAGGCATTTCTGCCGGTTGAATCTGTTCAGGGAAACTAATCCCCGGTGGCAGGATAAGATCACTCATCTGATTGTTCAGCTTTCTTTAGCAGGGCCAGTAGGTAAGACTCGGCGAGGGCTAGGCCCTGAATAACCCCGCAAAGTTTTTGATACTCATCGAATGATTTACATGCTCCAGCCGCCAGATCGTCGGCGTAGTTGTTCATGTCCTTGCGTATTTCTTGGCGCAATACGTGTGCGAAGTTTTGGATCATTTTTCAGGTTTCTGTAGTTGATTAACTGACTGCATAGCAGACAGGGCTTGGTCTCGCTTGTCTTTAGCGATTTGTGCGCCGATTTGGATTCCGGCGTGTTCTTGGTTAAAGGTCTGCTTTTCTTGGCTTTCCTTGATCTGAGCACCAATCTGCGTACCTTTTAGCTGCATATCAGCTTGGATTTCGTCCCGCTTAATCTGGTTTGTGTCTGCTTTTGAGGCTGCATCTGTAACAAAACGCTTTTCTTCCAGTTGAAGTTTGGCTTGTTCGATCTGATACTTCTGGTTAACTTCTTGCGATTTAAGCTGTAACTCGCCCTGTTTAAGCTGAAGTTCCTGCTGCTGCATTTGAACTATAGGATCCTGAGCCTGTTGTTTGGCCTGCTGCTGGGCTGCTTGGGCTTGGTTCTGCTGGAGAACCTGCTGTGCCGCCTGAGCCATCATGGTTGACAAGGAAAGCTCAATCTGAGGAGGAAGCTTCTCATCTTCTGGAGGCATAGAGATTCCAAGCTGCTGCTCGATCTGCTGGCGATACTTAAATCCTGCGTGTTCTGCGATGTGAGCCATCAACGCTCCGGTGATCTGAGGGGCGCGGGGATTCTGGCCTATCAACTGTGCCATTGAGGGATCTTGGGCAAAAGCCATATGGACTTGTATATGGGCTTCGTGATCTTGATAGAAGAAAGCTTTAATAGGTTCACCCTTCAGAACTGCCATATTCTCCGTAACGGGATCCATTGGCTTCTGATCTTCTGGGAGTTTGACCAGCTTCTCTGCGTTCTTAATTCCAAGAACTTCTAGCATCCGGCGGTGTAGCTGTGGCATGTCATAGATGTCTGGAGCCATCTGAGCCATCTGGATAACAGCTTGGTACTGAACCACACGCTGACTCATGGTGGCTGCATTAGGATCGCTAACAGGAATGATCTCTACATAGTCGTAGTCAGCTTTTTTGGCGCTCTTGTCGCCCTTCTCAGGTTTGTAGTCGTAGTCTGGGTCTGTGTAGTCTTTGATGATCTCAGACAGTAAACCCAACTCTTGTTTAAACGTGTAGTGCAGGCGGGCTTGGATAGCCGTCATAACTTTAAGCTGACGCTCCAACAGGGCAAGTGTGCTTCCAACAGGGGCGTTGGCAGACATATCACTTACGTTTGAATCTGCGGTAGCTGCGAAGCGGCGACCCTCTTCTACAATCGTACCAAGGAGTCCGGCGAGAACTTGGCTTGGCTCTTTGTAAGGTAACGGTAAGATATTGTCCCGAAGCGCACCTGAACCGATATCCACGTCACGGAACTCTCCGGGTTGAATTGGGGTGTCATCACCCTTAATACGCAGTCCACGGGACTTTAATCCACCGGGAAGATTTGATAGGGTTCCTGCATCGATCAACTGACGCATGATGCTGGTGGCAGACTTAGCAAAGCCTCCGATCAGATGAAACAGACCAAAGCCATAGGCTCCGAATCCGGGAATGTATTGGTAGTGAACGAAGTGTTGGCGCTTCAGGCGCAGATCATCATCCTCGTTCCAGTTCCGGCGGATGGCTAGGACATCGTTTGTGCCCTTGATCATTGTCATCACATAGGGAAGAGCAATGCCTGTGGGTTCACCTTCATCATCTAGATCTTCAAAGCCTTTGAGATCTAAATCTACGTGGACTTCATAGATGGTGTAGCGATCGTCGTTTAAATCACTAAAGCCTGTTTCCTTGTCTTTGGCCTGCTTGATTTCGTCTTTGTCCCTACTTGGTTCAGGGAGATCAATGTCTAGGTAGAATCCAGCTTGCTGGAGCTTCACAATTTCATTCTTTGTCTTCCGCATGACGTGAGTCAGGCGGTAACATGAATCTAGGTCAGTGGTTCCATAAGGAAGAATGATGTCTTCTGCTGGGATAAACATTGACACTTGGCGACCCAGACTTGGGTCGTAATAAACCTTCTTAAACGCAGACCCCGTAGCAGGCAGACTCCAAAGCATACGTTCCTGTTCCGGACGGAACTCACGCATCACCTCAGTCAACTCATAGTTCATGTCGTCTTCGACCCGAACTGCAGCTTCTTTCTTCTCAATAGTCTCTTGACCAATAATCTTGGTCCTTACAGGACCCTGTGCAGGAAACATCTCAGTGATTGTTTCTGACTGGAATCTTACAACTGCCTCTGTAATCATGGGGTGGAACACACCAGAAGCACCCTGCCAAGGTTCAGTTCTCTCTTCAAAGCCAAGACCCAGAAGCTTTAGTCCGTCTGTGTAAGCTTTTTCCCAGTCCTTACGGCTACTCTTGTCGTTGGAGATGTCTCCTTCAAGATCACCTGCCATTAAAGACATGTCACCTTCATCCATAACCTCAGCCAAGTTCATACCAAAGTCTTCACCTTCGGCTTCTGCAATGGAAATCTCCAACTCGCCCATGCGGATATTGACTTCTTCGGGGTCAACAATCTCAATCTCAATTGCATCTTCAGCTTGAGCTAACTCATCAAGCCCTGCAGGGGCTTGGTATAAACTTTTGTCAATGTTTGCCATGATTTTCCTTAGTAATACTCGTACTTACGACGAAAGATTGGTGCTTCATCTTCTTCATCTGAAGCTATTTGGATAAAGCCACCTTGTCGAAACCTCATCAATGCTTGGCTGGTGGAGTCAACCAAGTCATCGTTATCCCCATTAGGGAATGCAGCCAATTCTTCCATGACCTCATCTGCCCAGCGTGTCGATGGACACCAGACAACCCCAGATGCGAATAAATCCGCAATGGAGTTTACACGGCTTATCTTGTCGTTGCCTTTGCCGGGTGTGTATTCAGACAAGGGAACGCCAATTTTCCTAAGCTCGTAGATCAAGGGAGCGCCAGCAGCGCGTTTCTCAATGATCAATGTATCTGGTTCCCACTCTTTGTACAACTCTAGAGCAGTCTTTTTAAGCTCTGGGAACTCCATACGCTCCTTGAAAGCGTCAAGGAGGATGATGTTTGTCTTGTAGTTACCATTCTCGTTGGGATGCTCAAAGATCCCCCACGTCGTGCAGGCAGAGTAATCTGCGCGGTTGTTCTTCTCAAAGGCGGTATCCCAAGACTGAATGATGTAGTCACAGGCCGGAGGTTTCTCTCCCTCCCAGATCCGCCACTGATCCCGCTTAATGATTGCACCCTCGTTACCGGTCGGATTTTGTTGATACTGGGCCTCCCACTTCGAGACGGGGAGTTCTGCCTTGAGGGAATCCAATTCCTTCTTAGACCAGAACGCAGGCCAGAGGGGAGTTCCTGACGGGAGAATAGCTGGGAACTCAATAACCTCCCAGTCATCCACACCGTCGTTACCTGACTTCTTTAGAATTTGCCCAGTCAGGTCTCTCTTTGCCCATCGGGTCATAACAATAATAATTGCCCCACCCGGCTGCAGACGCTGTCGAGGGCCAGAGGTAAACCACTCATAGACCCCGTCAAAGACGGCTGGATTATTTTGTTTTGCTTCCTGCTCCGAATGAGGATCGTCAATGATCAGCAGATCTGCACCCTTACCGGTGACGGCTCCACCTACGCCAATAGCGAAGTAGTCACCACCCTTGTTGGTGTTCCATCGTCCTGCAGCTTTAGAGTCGGTCGATAGCTTGGTATCAAAGACCTTGGCGTAGATGTCCGAGGAGACCAAGTTCCTGACCTTACGACCAAAGCCTGTGGATAGTTCTGCGGTGTGAGCGGTCTGGATGATCTTCTTCTCCGGGAACTTACCCAGAAACCACGACGGCAAAAGAAAAGAAGCAAACTCCGACTTAGTGTGACGGGGTGGCATATTAATGATCAGACGTTTCAGGGTTCCATTGGCAACCCTCTCAAAGGCATCTGCCATGATCTGATGATGTTTCCCTGAGATAAACACAGGCCACATCTGCTTGGCAAAGAATAGGAAAGACTCCTTACACCGCTCTACCCTGTCCATTTCTAACAAAGCTGTAATCTTAGACCGCTCCGTATCAGGCACTTTGTCCACTATAGACAAATACTCTGAGATCTCCTTTGTGGTCAATAGCGTCATAGCTTTGAGATCTGGGCGGCAGACTTGTCTGCAAGCTTAATGGAATGAAACTTATATGGACGCAGATCCAAGAACCCATCCTGCTTCAGACGATGGACTATCCGGTGGATATTTGACTTAGAAGACAGACCAATGCTCTTGGCTATAACTTCATATGACGGTGACACGTTATGTATCCGTATATAAGCTCTTATGAAGTCAAGAACAAGTTGTCTGCGTTTGGTCATAGATGAAGTTTAAACGATAAAGCGAACGTTCGCAAGTGCTTTCTTTTAATTTTTTTATATATACCGGGGGGGTAGGTGAAATAAAAAAATTAAAA